GTAGCATATCGCCCTGGCCTTCTCTAAGTCACTGATTTCTCAGCTTTATTCTGGTGGGAAGTGCAAGTTTCGAACTTGCGACCCCTGCAGTGTGAATGCCATTACAGGGCATGTTCGCGCAGGGTTTCATAGGGAAGCGTACGGTCCAGAACGCCACAAAACGCCCCTGATTTGCACCAAATTACACACGTTTTTACACAGGCTATTTGCTGGCCAGCGCGCCCAGCTTTTCCAGCGCCGCGCGCTGCGCATCAACCTGCAGGTGCGAATATCGCTGCGTAGTCTGGATCGTGCTGTGGCCCAGGATCTTGCTGATCGTGTAGAGGTCGACGCCCAGACCCAGCATGATACTCGCGCACGAGTGCCGCAGGTCGTGGAAGTTCACGTGGTCCATACCGGCAGTCACCCGCGCCCGGCGCCACGCCGACTTCACGCCGTCGACAGTGATCGTCAGCGGCAGGTGCTTCAGCCAGGGCCGCAGGGCCGGGATGATCGGGATGACGCGCATGCGGTTAGTCTTCGTGTGGCTGGCCGGCAGGGTGATCGTATCGGTGCCGATGTGCTCGGTCCGAATCTTGAAGATCTCGCCGCGGCGCGCGCCGGTGAGCAGCGCGAACCAGATCGCCGCCTGGGCCTGCTCGGAGCAGTGTTGGGCGATCTGGCGCACTTGGTCGACAGTCAGGAAGACCTCGCGCTTATTGTTGACGCTCACCAGCTTGATCCGCAGACCATAATTTTCCGGGATCAGGCGCTGCCGCCAGGCGATGTCCATACCCTTCTTCGCACACGCCAGCGACCGGTTGATGGTCGCCGGCGCGTACGCCGGCTTCATCTCCTTCGTCTTCGGGTGCTCCACCAGCTGGCTCATGTCCTTGATGACGTGGTCAGCGAACTCTTGCGCTTGGCTGGCCTTGTACTTGGCTGCCCACGGCCCCAGGCGCCTGGCGTGGTATTCCGACGTTTCCGAGCTGCGGAGCTTTTTCGAATGCTCTACGAAGAGGTTCAGGATAGCGATCATCGGTGGATCGCCAGGGATGTTCACGGTTTTGGGCGCCCGTGCTACGGCGGCGCGGATTTCAGCTTCTACGCGCTTGGCATCACTCGCAGATGCGCCCTTCGGCAGGATTCGGTGAACGCGCTTCCCTTCGACCATGACTCCAACGTGCCTGCGACCGTCCTTGTCTTCCCATGTTGACACTGCTGATTCTCCTTTAACCACTTCTTGCACTCGGCCAGGTCATACCGCTTCGACCGCACACCCACCGGGGTATATGGTAGACCAGCCTGTTCGAGCCGCCTTATTGTTGATTCGCTCACGCCCAGCGCGGCGCAGATTTGCTGCCTGTTCAAGTCACCCATCACATTCCCCTACTCCATTCCCGCGTCCGGCAGCAGCCGGCGCTCTCCGTACAGCCGCACCTCGCGCACCGGCTCCGGCGCTTCGACCACAGTCCCACGGCGCTCGAACTTCGGCCGACGCCTATCATTGACCGGGCTGGTAAAGTACGACGACGCGCTGCGCCGCCGATCTGCTTTGCGTTCGATGATCATTGCGTCTCTCCTTTGGCGGCACGCGCTGCGTCGATAGCGGCGTCGGCCTCTTTTCCTTCCAGCACGCGCATAGTTTGGCCTTGGACGATATACGGCGTGAGCGTGCCGAACTGTTTCATGATGTCCTGGTCGCGCAGCCAGCGATACCGCGCCGCATCCAGCGCGTCCTGCTGGGGTGCTGCCGGTACTGGTGCGCGCCAGGCCTCGAGCGCAACCTTTACATCGCTGATCGCTTTCCTGTAGCCGTGGCGATAGGCAGCGGCTTGAACAGGCGCATAAACGACCGGCGCGTTCGGCTTCAGCTGGTCTAGGTCGGTGCCGCTGCTGGCGGTGTGGGTCGTGTTCATGTCGAGCACTCGCAAGGTAATATTGACTGTTGCTGGGCAGATATCTTCACGATCTTGTTGGCCTTCGCCCAGAATTTCTGATGCGGGATATGCTCGGTCTGCGGGACGCCGGCACAACGCATCGCTGCAAACTTCTCTTCCATATCCTCCATGTACACCGGGCCACTCTCGTCGTGGTGGATCGCGTAGCCGATGATGTCCTCGGCCTGCTTCCCGAGCGCCCAAATATCGGGGCGGGTGCAGTAGACGATGTACCAGTGCTGCCAGCCCGCCTTTAGGCAACCGATGCAGTTGGCGTGCTTGAACTGGCTGTATCCCATTGGCGGAGCAATCCCGACTTCCATCGTGCTGAAAATCGTCCGACTTTCTGCGCCCCAGAGTGCAAGCGGGTAATCCGTCTTGTAGCCCAACGGACCGAGAACGCCAATCCGTCGCTGGACGCGGTGCATCTCGTTGGCGTCATAGCCGTAATAGATGATGCAGTCCTTGTCGGGGAACTGTGCCGCCAAATAGCGCATGAACGGCTCGGTCTTTAGCCTAGCGGTACACAGCTCTGGCCCGGAGTCCACCTTGAACGCCTGGGCTTGAATGCACACCGAAAACTGGTTTGCTTCGGGATCCGGATGATTCACATAGGTGATGGGCAAGCCAACGTAGGCTGCAACCTCGCGCTTAAAGCGCTTGATGTCTTCCGCTTCGACCAGCGCCGGCAGATCGTGATTAAGCAGAATCACGTTTTCTTTGCCGAAGCGCCGGACCACTTCGATTGCGACCTTACCGGACGAATGACCGCCTGACAGTAAAGCGATGTGTTTCATGCCTTCCCCGTTCCGCCGCAGTCCCCGCACTTCTTAATTGGCGGCTCGTCGTCCATCGGCCCACCCATGGTCGTGACCTCGCCTTGCCCGTCGCAGGTGCCGCACATCTCATCTAGATCATAGGAATCGTGATCGCAGGAGGTCTGACTGACATCTCGATCATCCATCTGTTCCAAGGGAGCCGCCTTGGCCTGATTAGCGAGAAGCCGCGCGACGTCCCCCGGCGTGCCAATCGCGATCACCTGGTCGCCGCCAGGGATCGGAACCATGTTCGCCGCAGTGCTGGTGTAGTGCTGCAGCTCGAGCGCCGCGGCCAGCAGGCGCAGGCGCTTCGCTTCGTGCAGGATATCGGTGTCCATGTTTTCCTTTCTCACAGTCTATTTGGTGTAGTGTTACGCTTTTGCAATTAATTGCTGAGGTGGCAATGAGGAATGAAGAACTTGGAAAATTCGGCGCTTGGGCACTCGGCCTGCTGCTCTTCATCGCCACTTTGCTTGTCATCCGCTGGACAGTCGACTTCGTAACCTGGTCGCCCCTCGATTCCGGATGGGCGCAGGCTATCGGTGCGGTCGCCGCGATTTACTTCTCATACCGAGCTGGACTGAAGCAAAGCCACGACGCGCTTCAAACAGTTCGCGAAGCTGACAGGATTGCGGCTCAGCGTAAGTTCGACGCAGTGCTTGCGGTCGTCGACACAGCAGAGGCATATGCGAACCGCATTTCGGGCATATTCCAAAATGGCTATGCGATCTATTTGGCTCTCAGCATTCAGTACTCGGAGCGCTTCATGAGTGACCTCATGGACGCACTGCAGGTCATTCCCGCCCATGAGCTCGGTTCTTATGAAACTGTTAGTACGTTCCTCACTTTGCGGAATGCAATGCACGACCTCCGTACAAACGTTGACCGCGCAGGCGCGAAATTTGAAAGTGAGCGCGAAGGTGCGTCCTATCCGCACCTGATACCGTTTGACAGAGGGGGTGTCGACCTTTGCATAAAATCTATAGCCAAAGCAGCGAAGCTTCTGCATGCTGCGCGGAACGACATGAGCTAAGGCAGCCGAATACTGATGACTCTTATGAAATGGCTGAACAACCCGTACGTCATCGGGATCCTGCTGGCGATCGGTGCGACAACGGACCTCATCCTTGTCGGCTTGGACTCCGACCTCAGCAAATCCGACTGGGCCACATGGGTCGGGTCGGTAGGGACCGTTGGCACTCTTCTCGGCACAATCTACATAGCTCGGACCGAGTCCAGAAAGCGGGAGCGCGCCGAGCTTCTCACTGCCAGGCTTCGAGGGACCGAACTTAACTTGGAGCTGGCGCATGCGCATAACGTAATCGGACGCGTCGCCAGCCGACTCGTCCATGCTGAAATCATTGATCCACCGCCCGACCTTTTTGTGATGTGTCTTCAGGAACTCGGTGACACAGAGCTCTGGAACACGAACGACCTGATCTTGCTCGCGCCTCTGCCTGGTAATGCATCGTTCAAGCTTGCGGAAGCCGCCGCCAAATTGCGCATGGCTCGACGAAGACTTAACCAACAGGCGGGCGCGCACCATCTGATAACCGTGGTTGATCGGATGGAAGCCACTGAAGGGATTCGAAACCAGTTGCTCCGGGCAGAAGGTCTTGTGCGAGAGGCCATGGAAGCTTGTCAAGCAGGAGCGCGCGCACTGTCGCTCACCAACGAGCTTCAGGTGACGCCGGGCTAAATAGGGCCTGTCGATCACAATTTGCACCACGAGGTATTCGCTGCCTGCGCCGGGCCAAAAAGCGCCGCCACCAACGGATCGCGTGGCATGCCCATCTGGCATGCCGGCACGATCCACGCCCGGCGCGGGCTGTCGTCGATCGATTCGACCGGCTGGCCCGGACGCGCAGGCCCAGCTGCCCAAAGCTCGCGACGGTCGCCAGCGAACCGGCCGGTCTGGTGCGCGTCGCCCACCTCCTGCATGAACCGCAGATAGCCGTAGACCGTGTTCCACGGAATGCTCAGCTCCGCGGCCAGCTCGACCACGGTGCGCTGCATCTCGGCCAGCAGCTCGCCAATGCGCACGATGGCGCGGTCGCGGCGCGATACCTTCTCGGCGCAGGACAGATTTGCCAGGTTCTTCCGCGGCTTGTGGTGGGCGGCGCGCATGATCAGGCTGCCTCGCCGAACAGCTGGCCCAGCGTCTGCGGCTCAGGCGGCGTCAGGTCCATCTCGACGGTCTGCTGGATCATCTCGCATAGGCGGCCGACGATGGCGGAATCCGGGTGCGCGATCACCGTGCACTGCACCGATACCGTGCCGCCCTGCTGGCAGACGAACGAGATCTTGTGCACCTTGCACTCTGACAGCACGATGTCGCTCGGGCCGCCGATGCCGTAGGCGATGCGCAGCGTGTAGCCTTCCGCTTCGAAATCCCACTTCTGGGCGCCCAGCTTCGGAAAGCGCAACGCCGTCAGCGCGCCCGGATCTGCCTGCTCGACCAGGTCGGGATCTTCGTTCGGCTTGAACAGCCAGGAACGCAGCTCCGGGTGAAAGTCGATCAGTACGTCGTTCGGCATGGCGCAGATCAACTTGAGGTCGAAGGCCGGCTTCTTCTCCTGGCCGTGCAGTTCGGCGCGTGCATTGACGGACGCCAGCTGGGTATTGAGGGATTCGATTGCGAACATGGTGGTTACATCTCCTGGTCCTGGTTGTGGTTGGTGGGGTACTGCTGGTGTTTCAGGTAAGCGCGGCGGATCCGTTCATCCCAGCGCGCCTGGGCGGCCGGGTCGCGGTCCAGCTCGGCGCGGGAGCCGACTTCGCACAGCTGCTTGACGCGGCTGGCGGCGGCCTGCTCACCGGTGACGCCGAGGAATCGCTGGAAGTCCTGCTGCTTGCACTGCAGGACCGTCCAGAGGCATGGGCGCAGGCCGGTCATCGGATCAGTCTCCGACCAGCTCGACGCGGCGCTGCTTGTACAGCTCGGTCAGCTTCAGCGCGTCGGCGTCGTTCGCGACCTCGCGGATCTCGTCGGCCATGATGTCGAGCGCTTCGATGTCGTTGCACTTGGTGATGCGCTGGAACATAGCGTCGTAGGCATCGCTTTCGCCCTGCTGCTGGCCGCCCTGCTTCTCAGCCTTGGCCGCCGCTGGCGCGGCTGGCTCGGCGTCCAGCTCGAGCGGTGCATCCACCTCGGTGAAGTTGCCGTCGATGATCGCGCTGTTCTGCTGGCTGACGCCGGCCTCGGCCTGCTCGTCCAGGCTCACCGCCTGCTGGATCTCGATCGACACCGGCAGGAACTTGAACAGCCGGCGCACAACCGTCTTCAAAGCCATGGCCGCGTAGTCGGTCACCCAGGGGCCGTTGTCGGCCGACTTGCTGCGCGCGCGGATGCCGTCGACCTCGGCACGCGACATCACGTCAAACTGGATGCCACCGTCCTTCAACTTCGCTACCGCATACACGAAGCGGAGCTTGTCCGGCTGCGAGCGGTTCGGGTTCTGCCAGTCAGGCGTGTGGGTCAGCTTCGATTCCAGGCCCAGCGAACAATCGAACTCGTCGCCGTCGTAGACGGCGCGCGCCTCGATGCTCACGATCTGGCCGCTGCGGCGCGCAAGGTCGATCATCCCGCGGTAGCCGATAATCACCTGCGCCTCGGTGGAGACGGTCTGCCAGGTGCCGTTCACCTTCTGGCGTTTGTCGAACGGCAGGATGTAGGCGTGACCCATGGCATTGCCCGGCTCCAGGCCCAACTGCGCGCACTGGATAACGGCGCCGAGGAACGACATCGGATCGCACTGGGCCAACTTCGGCACCTTGCGCATCTCGGTGGTGGCGATGCGCGCCATACGCTCGGCGGTCATGTGGCGAGGCAGCGCGACCTTGAGCTGGGACTGTACGGCCGGACTGGCCATCAGCTGCGCCAGATCCTTCGGCTTCTCAGTTTTGGGGGCTTGGCCGGTCGCGATGGCTTTTAGTTGGGACGTGCTCATTTATGCGTTCTCCTTCAGTTTGGAAAGGCGGAAGTCGACGTAGCTCTGCGCGGCGTATTCGACGGTGTAGGGCTTCTTCTTGATGACCTTGCGGGTGAACGCCATGCCGTCATGGAACTTGATTGCGCTTGCGTTGCCCATCTCGGCGAGCAGGTGGGCCTTGGCGCCGGCGAGGATGTTCTCGTAGTGATCGCGCATCTCGGCAGCAGTGCCGATGACTGCGCGCCAGTGTTCGTGCATCGGGTTGGCATCGATGATCGTGCCGTCGGTGCCGGGGTAGAGTCGCTTCAGCGTCTCGATGATGTCTTTGTGCTCGTAGTCGAGCGGCGGCTGCACCTTCGCCAGCACGTGTTTTGTCCAGAACTCGACGGCGCGCGCACGCATGGCCTCAATCAGCTCGTCGTCGCGGTCCACGACATAGGGCTTCAGGTCGTCGCCGATCAGGGCAAACACGCGGCAGCGGCGCGCCGAGCGCACGCCCAGCCCGTGCTGAACCTGGGCGACGTAGTGAAGCGGCAACTGGTCGGTACCGTTCTCGCCCCACTCCTTCGCCTTGAACGGGTGCACGGTCTTGATCTCGCCGTTCTCGATCGCACCCGTCTCCAGGTCGCGGTATTCGAAGTCGATTTCGGCGGCCATGAAGGGCAGCTCGGTGTCGATGTAACGCTGGTTCGCGGTCACAATCTCCAGGCCGTGCTCCTCGCGGATCATGTCGAGGATGTACGGCTCCATACGGGAACCGCGGCGCTTGGCGCCGGCGTTCTGGCCGTTCTCGGCGCGCGGCGTGATCTTGTCCAGCCAAAGGTCGACGACGTTGCGCCAGGGGCTGACGCCCAGAATGGCGGCGATGTCGCTTCCACCTATGTATTTGGTCCGATCGTAGTTGCTCGGATCGACGATTGCGTTCATGGTCAGAAACCCCGTAGGTAGGTGCGCACAGCGCGGGAAATCGCTTGGCGCCGGCCGAGGCCAGTGCGGCAGTTGTAGCGGTACTGGTAAATCACGAAGCGGATCACGGCTACCACCCCGCGATCTCGTTGCGCTGCCGGGTCAGGCGCATCTGGCGGATGTGCTGCTCAGCTTCCTTCTCCGCCAGCATCACGCGGAACGATTCGAAGTAGTCGACGTCCTCGCGGCTCTGCTTGAGCTGCCACGAGTTCCAAGCCAGGGCTATCGGCTTGGCGAGCTTGCGCACCAGGCGCTGGGCGATGCGGGCGGCGATCACAGGAAGTCCACGTCGGCCAGGTCATCGACGACCGGGGCGCCCGGTGCTGGCAGCGCCGCAGGCGCTTCACGAAACTGCTGATTCAAGTCCTCACGGTCCGCCTTCTCGCGCTCCATGCGCGCCTTCGCTTCCTTGACGGTTTCATGCGGATTGAATTTTTGCGCCGGGACGAACTTCAATTCGGGCAGCGTTCCATCCTCCGCAAGGAAGTACGAGTACGGCTGGTCGCCAAGTCCGTAAGTGTGGCTGTCGACATTCACTGCTTTCGACATCAAGGCCATCAACTCCAGAGCGGCCTGCGTGTCTTCAAACGCGAACTGGGTGTTGTAGCCGATCGTGATCACGGCGATGTTCGGATTACGGGTCATGCTGCTGCTCCTCGTTCTGGCCGGCGCCGCCGGCGGTTGTTTAATTGGTAGCGCCGACTTCTGCCTGGCCGCGCTGGAAGGCCAGCCACAGCAGGTCGACGGTGATGTACTGGTTCTTGACGGCCTTGTACCAAGCCTCGAGCTCGACGCGCTGCTGTGCCGCCTGGCAGTGGACGCAGTCCAGCTGCCCGCCGATATCCTTGCTGCGGCTGCCGGTGTCGTTGCAGTGCTCGCACATGGTCGACTCCTCAGTGCATCCGCGCGGCCACAGCCTGCGCAATGCGGTTGTCGTCTCGGGATTCGGCGCGGCTGCGCTCGGCATCAGCCATGTCGGCTTCGGCCAGCGGCTTCACGTACTGGAAGATGGCGAACTGGACCTCGGCGGCGATGCGCACGCCGACCAGCACGGTGCGGCCGACCACAGCAGCGCGGACCAGGGCCTCGGCTTCGTCCTCGTCGCAGTTCAGGTCATTGGCTTTCTCGGCGACTGCGCGCAGGGTGGCGGCGCGGCCGATCAAGATGTCGTTCTCGACAGCTTCGGTGCGGGCGGCGATGAGCTGCTGCAGCTTGAATGCGCGTTCTTCGGCGGTGGTGCGGAAGCGGTCCATGGAGTGCCTCAGAAGTTCCAAGCCTTGGCGCCGACAGCCTTCGCCGCCCTCTTCGCCTCAGCCTTGCTATCGAAGAGCTGCTCGGACAGGACGCCTTCGGAGATCGACGGGCCAGTCGTCAGGAACAGACGGGTTTTCTTGCCAGGTGCGTTGTAGATGTGTGCGTACACGGTTCTCTCCAGTTCGCGGCTCGGCGGGCGCTGAGCTCGCTGCGATGGAGTAACTGTATCAATTGCTAAACTCGTCGTCAAGCGTTTGATAAAGGTTTTGTTGGAATAGCATGGTGGCGGATGCTACGGGCGCAAAAAAGCCCGCTCGCGGCGGGCTATATATAAGGCTAACGTTCTGAGGTACACGGTTCGTGTGCCGACCCCGTGCAGGCGGCCGGCTCCAGGTCACAGCCTACCGAGCAGATGCAGGATCCACATCATGTGCCCAAGGGCCCAGATGCAATCCGCTACATCCACCTTGATGGCAAGGCTCACCATTGCAAGGCGCTTCTTCATGGTTTTCTCCACGAGAAAGCAGTCTCGCAGCGCTGCTCGACCGCCGTTTAGGAGTGGCCGGGCTTTGGACAGTTACTCAGGCCTTCAGGCCTCCCCACTACACGACTAGTGGGACCGTGGGCCACAATTGGCTGTCCTCACGACGCGATTGCCATCGCGCCGGGGTAAGGGTGAAAGCCGGTTCCAGCCGTCGCGAACTGGATTATCGTCAAGTCACGCTTTCCCAATCTGTCTCTCACCGCTATATGGTGAGATTTATTTCATGTAAGTCTTCGAAAGCGAATCGAATACCGACTGCGCGTTATAGGCGAATACGCCTTCCGGCTTCTTATCGAGACAAACTATCGTCGTCATCGCGCCCGGGTGCGTCACCGCGAAGGTCTGGCCGCCAGTGATCACGGTGTTCGACTGCAGTACCGGCGTGCCGAAGCCGGTTGTCGTGGTGTTCGCATAGGTCGGCGTCTGCATCACGCTAGTTCGGCTGACGTTATTGTTCGCGACGACCACGAAATATGGAAATCCGTTTTTAATCGCGAGCTCGCTGCTGCGCAGTAAAGCCATATTCGCAACGTCGCCTGCACTCGTAAAACCATTTCCCCTGAACGTGATTTGAAAAACGTTCTTGTCCAGCTGCACGTCGGAAAAACCACCGCGCGCACCGCTCGACTGATATGGAGTAGCGCAACCAGCTAAAGATAATGCAACGATTAATATAAGTTTTTTCATCTCCACCCCAAGTCGGCATTTACGGCGCCGTATCGTTAAAACGGCATTTCAGGTTCTGAAAATACAGCTTCGCACCATTCAATTTCGCCCTGAGCAAGCAGTTCCAGCAAATATGGCACTGAATCAAATTCCGCCGCCGATTTCGCGTTATTCCAGGCAGTGTTATCGCGTGCCACCAACATTACAGGCAACTGGAACTTCGGCTGCAGCTCTGCAATGAGCGACGCTGCAACGTCCCAGCCCAGCTGCCGGCGTTCCACCAATACGACCACCATGCGCACGCCGCGCAGGCGCTGAATCGAATGCAACATCAGAACCTTTCCGTTTCCTTCCGCACTACCCGACCGATAATCTGCGACGTATCGCTCTGAAAGGTCTGCCGGTAATACCTGCGCTGGTCGATGTTGTCCGACACCAGCCACCAGCGGCCGGCATCGCGCGCCAGGCGCTTGATGCTCGGCTCACCTTCGTAATTCACTGCGTACACGGCGCCCGCTACGGGCTCGGTGTCGGCCGTGTTGATGACGACCAGGTCGCCCTCATAGAACGTCGGCTCCATGCTCTCGCCGCGCACCGTGATCGCGATCAGCTTGTCCCGGTAGTAGCCGTGCCGCTCGATCCAATCGGTCGGGACTGTGGTGGACCCGCCGTCATACGGCTCAGGCTCAACCTCGAAACCACTGAGCCCGGCCGTAAGCCGAAGACGTACTTTCGGGATGATGGTCAGCCGGGGATCATCGACGTCCACCGCTTCAACGCGCATAAAGCCACGCGGAACTGCGGGCTGCTGGGCCTGGGGCTGTGGCTGGTTTTCGATTACCCCTTGGTCAAAGTAAAGCGGAGGCAGACCCACCGCCGCCTCTATCTTACGGGCCGTCTTCTCCGTGAAGGCTGTGCCGTCGCGGTATGTCGTTGACAGCAGCTGGGCCACGCGCGACTCACTCAGGCCCGACCTATCGCAAAACCGCACCCTCTCGCCACCATACTCGGCGTCGATCAAGGCCAGCAGGCGCTCTCTCCGATGTTGATACATGTTCATTCGGAAATTATCCCGCACTTTTAGCATTTGATAAATTAGCATCTGCTTGACTTTGACTTTATCAATTGATACAGTCGGAGCCATGAAGCTCATCGACTACCTGAACGCCATCCCGGTGGAAGCCCGGGATTCCTTCGCGGCCCGCTGTGGCACGTCGTTCAACTACCTGCGCCAGGTAGGTTACGGGAACCGGCCTTGTCCGGAGAAGCTCGCGGTCAACCTCGAGCGAGAGAGCAACCGCATCCTGCTGTGCGAAGAACTGTGCCCGCAAGTCGACTGGGCATTCATCCGCTCCACGAACCCTACGAACCGACGACGAGCAACCCCGGCATAAGCCGCGTCGCTCGCTTTCGTTCGCCTAAAAAGTTGCAACAGGGCATTTGCCCAGCATCACCCCGAAGTACCACCACCTGCATTACGAACATAGGAGAAACACATGAGCACCATCACCCACGCAAGCCTGATCCGGGATCTCCCGCCGCTGAAGGTTCCAGTCAACGAGGTCGAGCAAAGCACGATCCGCAAACACTGCGCCCGTATCGGCAGCCGAATCGCCCCATTTATCCGTGCGGCCACGCTGGAAAAGATCGAGCGTGACGGCGCGAATCGTAGCTTCCCCGCGCGCAAGGCGGAATGGCCATGCCATGGCCAATTGCAGCGCCTGCCCAGCCGCGCCTCGATGGCAAAGGGCGGTATGCGCAAGCGCCTTTAAGGGCGATTTCAAGATGCTCGCCCTCAACCGGGCAGCGAACGATTAGAAGGGAACACCATGCAGGACCAAGAGACCAAGGGGCCGACGAAGACCCCGAATTGTGAAAGGATCGCCGGCCAGGCCTACCGCTGGCTGGACGCCGACAAGGCGCGCATCGGCAGCAAGGGCGACGACGAGAAGAAACGCGCGGCGAAGTACGAACTGCGCACGCTGGCTGTCGTGCTCGATGAAGAGCGGGGGGACTGATGGACCTTTCTATCCGTCCCGTCACCCCCGCCATCATGCGTGACCGCGGCGCCGATGCTTTCGATGAAGGCCGCGGCGTCGATGACCACCACATGAATCCCGGCGCGCCGGCCATCGCTGATTGGCAGGCCGGCTGGCACCAGCGCCGCGTCGAGCGTTCCCGCAAGACCGGGAATCATCTACGGCAGCTGGCGGAGGCATGCCCTCCATGACGAACCTCAACCATGGCGCCCTGCCGGCGCCGCTCACCCCCGCCGACTGCAACTTGCGTGGCATGCCCTACATGCCCATGAAGGTCGCCCAGGTCTTGCAGTCGGAAACCTTCGGCCTGACGACCGGCGACGAGTTCAAGGCCGCATTCGCCCTCTGGTGCGCGAGCTGGATGGAAGTCCCGGCCGCAAGCCTTCCGAACGACGAGCGCATGCTCGATTTCCTTTCTCGCTCCAAGACATGGAAGAAGGTCCGGGACATGGCCCTGCGTGGCTGGGTTCTGTGCGAGGACGGTCGTCTCTACCATCCCGTAATCGCCGAGGCCGCGCTCGATGCGTGGGACAAGCGCTCCGACTTCCGCGACAAGGAGGACAGTAAGAACGGCCGGCAGCAGCGCTGGCGGGACCAGTGCAAGCAGCTCGCCGCCCAGCTGCGAGACATGGGTGTGACGCCTCCCCGCGGCGCCTCTCTCAAGACTCTGCAGGGCCTCATCGCATCGCACACGGTAGACGGCGGTGTAGACGTTGAACCGTCTACATACGTAGATGCCGAGACGTCTACCGTAGACGATGTAGAGATTGGTAAAGAAGTAGAAGTAAAGAGAGAAGTAGTACATGGCGTCTCTACACCCCCGACTCGCGTCGGGGAAATCTGCATCCTGTTGCGCCGAGCCGGCGTCAACACAAGTCCGGATGCTGTTGGCCGTGTCGACTGGTCGGCCAACCCGAAAGCCACAGATGACCTGGTGCGCAAGGCCGTAGAGACCGCGAAGAAACGGAGCCCGCGACAGATCACGCCTGCCTACCTGACCCCGATCATTTCCGACCTGCTCGCCGAGGCTGACGCCGTCGAAGCCACGAAGCTGGTCGCCGGGAGGGACTACGAGTGATCGTCGCGGCCAACGCACAGCCCATCCTGGCAGCTCGCCTGCGCGGCTTCAAGCCCGACGAGATGGTCATGGTCTCGCTGGTCGGCCGCATCGACAGCGCGAACCAGACCGTCTACGCCGAGCCGGAAGCGGTCTACGACTGGCGGTGGGTGCGCGGCCTCGACATCTGCGTCTGGATCGGCGACGAGCCGAACTGGACGGCTACGGTGAAGGCCATCGCCATGTGCAGGCCCGACTACCTGTGCATCTGGCACCACGCCAAGGAATGGGGCGCGAAGGTCTTCGTGATCCCGACTGCAGCAGACGTTTCCAAGCCCGTCTGCATGTGGCAGTACGAACTCGATTTTCTCGAATGGCTTGAGACCTGCAACCGAGCTTTCGCACGATGAACCTGATCCCCGACAACCTGGACTTTTCCGCCTTCATGGAGGAGCCCGAGCAGCACCGCATCATCCCGGCGTCCGCCTTCCTCGACGAAGTGCAGGCGCTGTTCTACCCGCCGGCGAACCTGCCGAAGTTCCCCACCATGCTGTGGGACAAGGCCAAGGACAAGGTGGAGTTCCGCCCGGGCGAGGTCTCGCTGTGGGCTGGCGTGAACGGCCACGGCAAGTCGATGTTCCTATCCCAGGTCGGCCTGGACCTGTGCCACCAGGGCGAGCGCGTCATGAACGCCTCGTTCGAGATGACGGCCCCGCGCCAGATGCAGCGCATGTGCCGCCAGGCCTACGCCGGCGACCTGCCCACCCTGCCCTTCATGTCCGAGCTGCACCGCTGGACCGACAACCGCCTGTGGATCTACGACCACATGGGCGCCATCGACTGGAAGCGCCTGATGGCCGTGCTCCGGTACGCGCGCAAGGAATTCGGTATCACGCAGTTCGTTGTCGATTCGCTCATGAAGTGCGTGCGCGGTGAGGACGACTACAACGGCCAGAAGGACTTCGTGAACGACCTGTGCACCTTCGCCCAGGCCAACGGCGTGCACGTCCACCTGGTGCACCACGTCCGCAAGGGCGAATCCGAGCACAAGGCGCCGGGCAAGTTCGACATCCGCGGCGCCAGCTCGATCACCGACCTGGTCGACAACGTGTTCATCGTCTGGCGCAACAAGCGCGCCGCGGCCGAGAACAACGGCGAGCCGACCGCCCTGATCGCGTGCGAGAAGCAGCGGCACGGCGAATGGGAGGGGAAGCTGGGCTTCTGGTTCGACGAGGTGTCCCAGCAGTACCTGGAGACCGTCGAGGCCCTGCCAGTTCGCTACAACCTGAAGGCGGCTAAGCAAGCAGCGCTGCCCGCCTGAGACCATTTCGCGCGCGAGCGCACCAACCGCAGCACCAACCTGAAAGGCAAGACCATGAAGCAAAACGACCAGGCCATCGAGCAGCAGATCCAGGCAAAGGGCAAGACCGCGCCGCGCGTAACGCCAGCGGACATCGAGGCGAACATCGCCAGCGAATACTTCTTTTCGGCAGGCGATGGGGTGTATGGAAGTGAAGCGCTCCAGCACGGGCAGGGCTTCACGAATGAGCAAACGTTGAACCACCTCACCTTCTGCGTGCTGGTCCTGCGCAACGGCTTCACCGTCACCGGCGAGAGCGCGTGCGCCAGCCCGGAAAACTTCGACGTCGAGATCGGCCGCAACATCGCGCGCCAGAATGCCGTGCAGAAGATCTGGCCGCTGATGGGCTATGCGCTCAAGCAGCAGCTGCACGACGCCTGACGCCAGCACCACCCCGCCCGCCCGCCGGGCGGCAACAACAACGACACGGGAGAACCTGAATATGGCAGCAGCAGACTACCGGCTTTGCGACGTGTGCGACGGCAAGGCCTTCTACGATTCGAACCTCGGCTACGAGTGGGGACCGGACGAGTATCGGCCAGATTCCGCACCTTACCGCGTCGCCGGCGAGGAGCAGTACGACGACCAAGCGATGAACCAGCGCAGCGGCATGCGCCTCGGCTATCTGGGCGACTGGGCCGTGCTCTGCGAGAGCTGCGCAAAGACCCACAGGACGGCGATCCTGCCGATCGACGCATCTGCGGCGCCGACCGTGACGATCATGGGCGACGGCGCGGTCGAGGAGCGCATCAAGACGCTGATGGCGGGCATCGGCATGCCGAATAGCACCTCGCTGTACACCGCGATGAAGCAGCTGCAGAACGAGATCGAGCAAGGCATCAAGATCGTGCCGCCGGGAGTGCAACCATGAACATCCTCGCCATCGACATCGGCACGCAAACCGGCTGGGCGCGCTGCTCGCGCGACGGCTCGATCGCCAGCGGCAGCCAGAACTTCGCCCCAAAGCGCATGGAGATGGCCGGCCAGCGCTGGCTGAAGTTCCGCGCCTTCCTAGCCGAGCAGCGCCTGGCCGCCGGCGACATCCACGCGGTCTACTACGAGGACGTGAAGCAGCACGCCGGCACGCTGGCGGCCCACGTCTACGGCGGCTTTCTGGCCTGCCTGGAGATGTGGTGCGCGGCGAACAACGTGCCGCTGCGCCCGGTGGGCGTCGGCGTCGTAAAGAAGCACTGGACCGGCAAGGGCAACGCGGACAAGGCGGCAATGTGCGAGACGGCGCGCGCCAAGGGCTTCCGCCCGAAGGACAGCAACGAGGCGGATGCGCTGGCGATCCTGTCGTTGGCTCGCTCGCTCGAGCTGCTGCCGGAGGCGGCATGATCGCCCTCGCCCTCTGGTGGCTCGGCCTCGCCGTGCTCGTCGCCCTGCCGATCTGCCACGCGATCCACGACGGCCAGATCGACCTAGTGCCGGAGGAGGCCCAGCCTTGAGCGAGCGCCGCGACATCGGCTCGCGCCTGGAGAACTGGGCGCGCGTCTTCCAGGACAGGCCGCGCCAGGGCATCAGCCCGACGGCGGCATTCTGCGACCAGCTGCGCCGCGAGGCCGAGGGCGATGCCGCCGTCTCGCCCGAGCGCCGCAAGATCGACGAGGCCGATGCGCACGCGATCGAGCGCGGCATGCGCGAGCTGGAGACGAAGCACCGGCTAATCCTGTGGTGGTGCTACATCCGCGGCGCGCAGATGGAGGTGGTCTGCCGCAAGGTCGGGATCTCGCACCGCCCGGCGACCATCTTCATCAACCTGTTCCGGGATGCGCAGCGGGCTATTGAGCGCATTGTCGACCAGAGCCAGTAGTGACTGGATTTTTTCCCTGGCAATCAGCCGTGATAGCATTTCCTCACCGCAAATTGCGGATTGTCCAACGACATCAGGAGACCCTATGAGCACAACCAACGGCGGTGGCCCCGCATTTCCAACATCCAAACGCACTGAAACACGTGTCAGACAGGCAGATAACGTTCACTATGAGGTTGGCGTTGCCGCAACCGACGGGATGACTTTACGCGATTACTTCGCCGCCAAGATCGCAGCAGGCGACGCCGCGGTAGGCGATGGCTGGGGCATGCCGGCGGAGGTCAATATCGAAGCCCGCGCAAAGCTCTACTACCGAATTGCTGACGCGATGCTCAAGGCCCGTAGCGAGTAAACGTCAGGAAAGAAAGTTTCTGAACGAAATTTCTTGACGGCGATTAATTCCCGCAGTAAATTTCGTATCTACAACTTATTTCCGTCGATCACGACGTGCGCGGTTGCCTGATGGCAGCCCGCGGCGTGAGAGAAACCGAAGCCCCGCTCAGCAATGACGCGGGGCTTTTTGCGTTCTGCTCCCAGGAGAATCCCATGTCCGCTCTCGGTTCCATGAGCCGTTCCGTGCTGCTCGCCACCGCCGCTGTTCTCGGCGCCGGTTACTCCGTCACCGCCATGGCGCACCAGCCGACCATGGTCAGCGCAGCACCGCGCCCAGCAACGGCCGGCAAGCGCAGCCTCTTCGGCGGCGGCGCCCGCGCTGGCCTCTACGGCCGCAAGAGCGCCGGCATCACCACTGCCCAGCAGAAGCGCGCCTCGGCCAAGAAGCGCGGCGTGGTGCGGAATCGTCGGCATCACCGGTAACCTGCCATGAGGTTCTACGAACAGCTCTGCGACGGTCGAACGGTATTGAGCGCGCGGATCGAGCCGAATGCCCAGCGCGTGACCGACGACGTCTATGCCGTGTGCTGGCTCGACGCCAAGCAGCGGCTCGGTTACCCGCTCAGTGTTGTGCAGCAGTGCCTGCTCGATACCTTCCTTGAGGAGCGCGCATGCACTTCCAGTTGAGCCACGAAGCTGAGCGCCGCTGGGTGCTGTTGCTCCTGCAGCTGGAGCGCACGCGCGCCGCGATGCGCGCCTGATTCACCCTGTCTCCTCCCCGTGCTCCAACGGGGATTCTGGCCCGGCCGCCTAACGAAACAGCCGGGCCATTTTTTTTCGAACACCATGACCGCGACCACCTACACGAAGGCGCTGGCCGCCAAGTTCTGTGCCGCCGTGGCCGAGGGCGACAAGAGCATCACTGAGATCTGCTCGATCAAGGGCATGCCAAGCAAGGCGACCATCTTCCGCTGGAAGAAGGATCACCCCGACTTCAAGGAGCTGTACGAGGCAGCCAAAGACATGCAGTTGGAGCTGCACGTCGACGAGTGCGCCCGGATCGCCGACAAATGCGCGGCTGACCGTGACGCCGTCGCCAAGGCCCGCCTGCAGATTTACGCCCGCCTGGAGCGCGCCCAGCTGCTGCGGCCGAAAACCTACAGCAAGAAGGTAACCCAAGAGCTGACCGGCGGTGACGGCGGCCCGCTCGTCGTGGAGATTGTGCAATTTGGGCAAGGTTCGAATCCCGAATAACTGGCAACCGCGCCCGTACCAGATGGGATTCTGGTCATACCTGGAGCGCGGCGGCACCCGCGCGGTCGAGATAGCGCACCGTCGCTGGGGTAAGGACGAGATCTGCCTCCACTGGGCGGCGGTCGCTGCGATGAAGCGGCCGGCCACCTACTGGCACATGCTGCCGCAGGCCAACCAGGCGCGTAAAGCGATCTGGGAGGCCGTGAACCCGCACACCGGCAAGCGCCGCATCGACGAGGCCTTCCCGATGGAGATCCGGGCCAGCACGCGCGAGCAGGAGATGATGATCCGGTTCATCAACGGCGCGACCTGGCAGGTGATCGGCTCCGACAACTTCAACTCGCTGGTCGGCTCGCCGCCGCTGGGCGTCGTGTTCTCCGAATTCGCGCTGGCGAACCCGGCGGCCTGGGCATACCTGCGTCCGATCCTGCTGGAGAACGGCGGCTGGGCGGCGTTCATCACCACGCCACGCGGCAAGAACCACGCTTACAAACTGCTCAAGACCGCTGAAGCGTCGGAGGGCTGGTGGGGCGAGGTGTCGAGCGCCGACGAAACCGGCGTGTTCACTCCCGAGCAGCTGGAGCAGGAGCGCGCAGAGCAGATCGAACTGTTCGGCGAAGACGCCGGCGACGCGTTCTTCCAGCAGGAATATCACTGCAGCTTCGAAGCCGCGGTGCTGGGCGCCTACTACAGCAAGGAACTGGCCGCCGCCCGCCGTGCAGGCCGCATCACGAAGGTGCCGCACGACCCCGACTACCCGGTCTACACCGCCTGGGACATCGGCTTCAGCGACGACACCAGCATCTGGTTCTACCAGGTCATCGCCGGCGAGGCCCGGATCCTGGAGTGCTACAGCGCGCATGGCGAGGCGCCGGATCACTTTGTCGGCATCATGGTCGGCCGCAAGTGCGAGATGGACATCGTCGGCGGGAAGATCAGCTTCCGCTTCGGCGAGGAGCTGCCGGTACATGCGCACCGCAAGGCGTACCGCTACGCGATGGTCTGGCTGCCGCACGACGGCAAGGCAAAGACCTTCGCCGCCCAGGGCAAGAGCGTGCAGGAGCAGCTGGCTGCGCACTTCGGCTGGGGCTGCGTTCGCATCGTGCCGAGCCTGAGCCTGCAAGACGGCATCCAGGCGGCGCGCGCGCTGCTCAAGAAGGCCTGGATCGATGAGGCCGGCTGCGCCGACGGCATCGGCGCGCTGGAATCCTACCGGCGCGAGTACGACCCCGAGAAGCGCATGTTCCGCGATGCGCCGCTCCACGACTGGAGCAGCCACCTGTCGGACGCCTTCCGAATGATGGCAATCGCCTGGCGCGAGCCGCCACCAGCGGACCAGCCGAAAGAGACCAAGTTCTTCGAACAGGCCTCGCTCGACGACCTGTGGAAGCTGGCCGCGTCAGGCCCTGGCCGCGAAAGGATTTGATGGAACTTCACCACCTGGTAGCCCAGCGCGAGAACGACGCACGCGTGGCCGGGCAGCGTGCCTTCGACGAGGGAAAGACCCTGGCCGACTGCCCGCACCGCCCGCACACCCGCGAGGCTGACCTGTGGCGCCGCAGCTTCGCGAACGCGCAATTCGGCGCGCAGATGACAAAACGACCTTGACGAGGATGCACATGGCGCAAGCCACCACCAATACGACTGTCGATCCGGATTTCACCCGCTGGATGGCCGAGATTGCGCGCTACGAGTCCGAAGCGAAGCGCTGGACCTCGCGCAGCCAGAAGATCGTCAAGCGCTACAAGGACGACAGGAAAGGCCCAGCCGACGAGGCGCGGACCAAGTACAACATCCTGTGGTCGAACCTGCAGGTGCTGATGCCGGCCGTCTACGCCAGGAACCCGGTTCCCGAAGTCGAACGCCGCTTCAAGGATGAAGACCCGGTCGGCCGCGAGGCTTCCGAGGTGCTAGAACGCTGCCTGGATTACTGCATCAAGACGCAGTCGTTCAAGGACATCATGCGAGCGGCAGTGCTGGACCGCTTCCTGCCAGGCCGCGGCGTCGTGTGGGTCCGCTACGTGCCGCACTTCGCCCAGGTCGAAGCGCCGGAATCGTTGAGCGACGACGTTGATCCGGCGCCCGAGCAGAAGCTGTCCGGTGACCCGCAGGCGGTGCCCGACGAGGAAATCGAGCACGAGGAATGCCTCGCCGACTACGTGCACTGGAAGGACTTCGGCCATACCGTGGCCCGTACCTGGACGGAAGTCCGCGCGGTGTGGCGCGTGGTCTACCTCACCCGCGCCGAGTGCGTGCAGCGCTTTGGCGAGGAGATCGGCAAGAAAATCCCGCTGGCAGCGACCGATGGCAAGGACCGCGGCGACGCCACCGTCGACGGCAACCTGAAAAAGGCCATGATCTACGAGATCTGGGACAAGGTCGAGAAGAAGGCCGTTTGGCTGTGCAAGGAATATCCGGATGGTCTGCTGGACCAGAAGGACGACCCGCTGCGCCTTTCTGGCTTCTTCCCCTGCCCTCGCCCGCTGTATGCGACGCTCGACAACGAGACGATGATCCCGACGCCTGATTTCGTCCTGTACCAGGACCAGGCCGACGAAATCGACACGCTGACGGCGCGCATCGCCAGCATCGCGAAAGCACTGAAGGTGGCGGGCGTGTACGACGCCAGCGCCCAAGGTGTGCAGCGGCTGCTCGATGAAGGCACCGAGAATAAGTTGATCCCGGTCGATGCCTGGGCAGCCTTCGCCGAAAAGGGTGGCCTCAAGGGTGCGATCCAGTTCCTGCCCATCGAAGAGATCGCGCAGACGCTGCTGCACCTCTACGACACGCGCGACCGCGTCAAGCAGGATCTGTACGAGATCACCGGCCTGTCGGACATCATCCGCGGCGCCAACGACCCGACCGAGACGGCGACGGCCACGCGCTCAAAATCGGCGTTCGCATCAATCCGCCTGCGCGACATGCAGGACGAAGTTTCCCGGTTCGCGCGCGACACGCTGCGGATTATGGGCGAGGTTATGGCCGAGCACTTCGGCATCGAGACCCTGGCCAAGATCAGCGGCGTGGATTTGCCGACCGAGCAGCAGAAGGCGCAGGTGCAGGCATCCCTGCAACCGCAGCCCCCGATGCTGGGCCAGCAGCAGCCTGCGCAGGCGCCACAGCCGACGCCCGAACAGTTCGCCGTGCTGCAGAAGCCCACCTGGGAACAGGTTGGCCAGCTGCTGCAGGACGACGCCGCGCGCAACTTCCGGATCGACATCGAGACCGATTCCACCATCGGCGAGGACGAGCAGCTGCAAAAGGCCGAGCGCATGGAAATGCTCAAGGCCGTGGCTGCCTTCCTGCAGCAGGCCATCCCTGCGATTCAGCAGAATCCTCAAATGGGGCCGCTGCTTGGCCAGATGCTGATGTTCACGCTGCGCAGCTTCAAGGCCGGTCGGACGCTGGAAAACGTGTTCGAGTCGACGATGAAGCAGCTCGAGGACGCGTCGAAACAGCCGGCCAAGCCAGACCCGGAAAAGGTGAAAGCCGACGCCGCGGCCCAGGCAGTGCAGACGAAGGCCCAGGCGGACATTCAGGTGAACCGCGACCGGATCCAGGCCGAGACAGCGCAGAGCGAGCGCGAGCTGGCGATGCAGAAGGATCTGGAGCAATTCAAGGCGCTACTGGAACAGCAGACTGCCTACGCCGAGCAGGATGCGCAGCAGCGGCAGGTGGCGCAGGAGACTGCGCTCGAAGCGCACCGCGACCAGATGCGCATGGCCATGGAAGAACGGCTGGCGCAGCAGGAGCAAGCGGCGCAGGAGCGACAGAACCAGGTCAACGCAACTCTGCAGCTCATCCTGCAGCAAATGAAAGGGGCGGTCGCCGTCGAGGTGGCCGAGCTTGGAGCGCAGACCACGCTCGACGCCGCGCAGATCAGCGCCGCCAACCAGGGTTCGGGAGAGGATTGATGCCAATTTATGCATTGCACTGCAGCTGCGGAGCTGAGCAGGACATTTACCGCACCGTGGCCGAGATGGACCGCGATCTGCCGGTGTGCTGCGGCGCGCCGATGACCCGCAAGGTGTGCGCGCCCTTCGTGGCCGCCGACCTGCCGGCGTACCAGGCAGTGGCCGTCGACAAGGTCAGCGGCAAGATGCCGATGATCGAAGGCCGCGTGCAGCACCGCGAGTTCTTGAAGCGGAACGGCTACATCGAGGTAGGGAACGAGAAGCTGCCGGACAAGCCGCGTCCGCTGGCCGGCGACTTCAACGTCAAGCCCCAGCTCATCGAAGCAACGAAGAAAGTCCTCGCGCAGCAGCGCAAATAACCCCAGGCCGCCACAGAGCGGCCTTTCATGGAACCCTCGCATGAACATCGACAACGAAGACGACGTCGGCAGCGCCGGCACGCCCGCAGAAGATACCCAGCAACCCAGCCTGCGCGAGACCCTAGAAGCGGAGTTCGCGAAAGCTAACGACGACGCCACAACCTTCGACGCCAACACCGGCAAGGAAGTCCCCGACGCTCGTCCCCGCGACAACGCAGGGCGCTTCGCTGCGAAGGATGCTCAGGTCGACGGCACGGCTGCCGCGCCAGCTCAGGCAGCACCGCAAGCGACCGACCAGGGCGCAGCGACACCGGTGGCCGACCAGCAGCAGGCCGCCGCGCCGACAGCCGACATCCCTGCGCCGCATAGCTGGAACAACGAAGCCAAGGCAAAGTGGAACGACGTGCCGCCCGAGGTGCGCCGCTACATCGCCGAGCGCGAAGACCAGATGCACCGCGCGATCGCGCGCAACGACGAGGACCGCAACCTGGGCCGCGCCATGTCGCAGACCCTGCAGCCGCACATGGAAACCATCCGTGCAATCGGCGTGGCGCCCGACCAGGCCGTTGCCGGTCTCCTGAACGTTGACGCCGTGCTGCGCAAGGGTTCTCCCGAGCAGAAGCTGGAGATGGTGCACGAGATCATGCGCTCGTACCAGATCCCCCTCGAACACGTAATGCATCACCAGCCCATGCCGCAAGACCCGCGGCTGAATGCGCTCCAGCAGGAACTGCAAGCGCTCCGCAGCCAGGTCACGCAGGGCACGCAACACCAGCAGGAAGCACTCGAAGTGCGCGCCGCACAGGCCGAGATCGAGGCGTTCAAGGCAAACGCGCCACACCTGGAAGCGGTTCGGGACCACATGTCCCATCTGCTCACCAATGGTCTGGCCGCCGACCTCCAGGATGCCTACGACCAAGCAGTGTGGGCGAACCCGCAGACGCGCCAGGCCATGTTGGCTGCCCAGACGGCAGCCGCAACCAAGACGCAGCGCGTGGCGAGTGCACGAAACGCCGGTTCCTCTATCTCGGGTGCGCCCGGGGGTGTGGTTCCGAATCAGCCGACCCAGAAGCGCAGCCTGCGAGAAGAGCTCGCGGCGAACTTAGGCGAAGCCAAATCCCGAATCTAGGAGCTAATCCATGTCTCTTGTTAATCCCAGCAGCACCATGAATGAGATCGTCACGACCACCCTGCGCAATCGCACCGGTCATCTGGCGGACAACATCAGCCTGAACAACGCCCTCCTGAACCGCCTGAAGAAGCGTGGCAAGGTGAAGCCCATCAGCGGCGGCCGCACCATCGTGCAGGAACTCGAATACGCGATGAACGGTACCTACAAGCGCTACTCCGGCTATGAGCCGGTGAACATCGCGCCGAGTGACGTGTTCACCGGCGCGGAGTTCAACTACGCGCAGTCGGCTGTCGCCGTCTCGATCTCCGGCCTCGAGATGCTGCAGAACAGCGGCGAGGAAGCGATCATCGACCTGCTCGAGTCGCGCATCCAGAACGCCGAGAAGACCATCACCAACAACACCGCGCTGGACTGCTACTCGGACGGCACCGCGGACGGCGGCCGCCAGATCGGTGGCCTGCAGCTGCTGATCAGCAAAAACCCGAGCAGCGGCGTGGTCGGTGGCATCGACGCGTCGAGCTCCGTGGGCGCCTTCTGGCGCAACGTCGCTTTCTCGGCCCTGAACAACGGCGGCGCGGCGCTGACCTCGGCCAACGTCCAGTCCTACATGAATCAGGTCTGGGTGCAGCTGGTGCGCGGCTCCGACTCTCCTGACCTGATCGTCGCGGACAACAATTACTGGCGCGCCTACCTGGAGAGCCTGCAGTCGATCCAGCGCATCATGTCCGACGAGATGGCCTCGATCGGCTTCCAGTCGCTCAAGTACATGACCGCCGATGTGGTCCTCGACGGCGGCTTCGGCGGCGGCGCTCCGACCAACACCATGTACTTCCTGAACACGGATTACATGTACCTGCGTCCGCACCGCGACCGTTTCTTCGCCCCGATCGGCGACGAGCGCTTCGCAACCAACCAGGATGCGATGGTCAAGCTGATCGGCTTCGCCGGCAACATGACCATCTCGAACCGCCGCCTGCAGGGCGTGCTGGGCGCCTAATCCGGGCGCACGACCTCCCCTCAACTTCATAGGAGCACAACATGTCCTGGACCATGCAAGACGCCCTGCTCGGCTCCGTCGATCTTTCCCTGATCGACACCGCCAGCCCGGGCCCGTACGCTCTCGCGGGCGCGAACGCCGGCAAGTCCGGTCGCTACAACCTGCCGTCGCAGTTTGTCGACGCCACCGACCCGGTGCTGGGTGGTGGCATCTTCGCCTTCGCCCAGGTGGCCGCGATCGCGCCGCAGACGATCAGCTCGATCACCCTGGCCGGCAACGTCGCCACCCTGACCACTGCGGTTGCTCACGGCCTGGCGGTCGGCAGCACCGTCACCATCAGCGGCGCGGCACCGCTCGGCTACAACAACCAGTTCCCGGTCGCCACTGTGCCGTCGTCGACAACCCTGACCTTCGATGTCCGCTCGATCGTCGATCAGCCGTCCCAGCAGATCATCGCCAACCCGAACAAGCCGGCTGGCAACGCCACGACCGTGGGCGCCTACGTCGCCGGCATCGGCGCCGGACAGATCGTGCAGTTCACGCACGTGCTGGACGCCGCCACCGGCAACCTGGTGCTGCAGTCGCAGGTGTGGGCCGGCTCGGCCAACAGCGGCCTGTCGCTCGGCGCCGCGATCAGCTACCCGGCTGCCGGCCAGTGGGCATGGTTCCAGATCGGCGGTGCCATGGTGGTCAACACCAACGGCGCGCCGGCGATCGGCAATCAGACCTACTGGGACTCTGCAGGCACCGTGAAGCCGACCGCCGTGGCATCGAAGCAGATGCAGGGAGTGCAGTACGCCTCCGCAGCTGGCGTGACGATCGGCCAGGGCGTGAACGCGCGCACTCTCGCGGCCAACCAGGCCATCGTGTGGGGCACCTTCCCGCTGGCCCAGGGCGCGATCACCTGATGGCGGGGCGGCTGAAGCCGCCCTTTTCTTCCAACTCACTCGATAGGAGATAGCAATGCTCGACACTGTCAAAGCGATCGCACGTGCCATCGCTGCCACGAACGGCCACCCGGACCCTGAAGGCTACGCCGACCAGGTCGCGGAGAACTTCACTGCCCAGTACCAACCGGCGCCGACTGAACCGACCGAACCGGCAGCGACCACCGAACCGGCCACCACTGCCTGATCCAAACAGCATCACCTTTTCCCGGCGAGGGACTTTTGCGGGCAGCTTCGGCTGCCCGTTCTTTTTCGCCGGGCGCATCCCTCGCATAGACCAAAGGAAAACGAAAAATGAGCGATTTCGCACAAGCGCAGTACCACTTCAGCCCCGGCCAGAGCGTGGCCGTGGCTACCCATGGCGATGATGCCGGCCTGTTCGCCGAGTTCCGGACCGAAGCAGTGCAGAACCACGCCAAAAGCCGCGAAGCCGGCCGCGCGATCTTCGAAGACACCCCTTTCATCACGATCATGTTCCCGGGCGATAAGACCAAGAAGGTCGACCGCCCGGTAAAGCTCGAAGACGATGTCGACGGCCCATCCGACCTGACGCGCTTCCCCAAGCAATGGGCACGCTTCCAGGCGCAGGAAGAACAGGCCGGTGATGGCCTGCCCGTACAGCAGTGGCAGCCCCTGAGCAAAAGCCAGGGGCTCGAACTGAAGGCCATGGGCATCCACACCGTGGAGCAGCTGGCTGCCCTGCCCGACACTGCTCTGAACTGGCTGGGTGCGCGCGAGCTGCGCACGCAGGCACAGGCCTGGCTCGACAAGGCCGGCGCACACGCTGCCGAGTCCCGCCTGGCTTCCGAAAATGCCCAGCTGCGCGAGCAGATGGCCGCCATGCAGAAGCAAATCAACGATCTGGCCGAGCAGGCCAAGAAACCCCGCAGCAAAACCAGCGAGTAATCCATGACTGCCCTCGTCAATCAAAACCACGCCACGCTGCTGCAGCTCGTGCAGCAGGCATGCTCGGAACTCGGCCTGGCCGCGCCGAGCACCGTCGTCGGCAACCCGGACACGCAGGTCGCCCAGCTCCTAGCTCTGGCCAACCGCGAAGGCCGGGAAACGATGGCGCGTGGCGTGGCGCTTGGCGGGTGGCAGATGCTCGGCAGGGAGTACGTGTTCAACTTAGTTCCCGGCCAGGAGGCCTATCCCCTGCCGGCGGACATTGACCACCTCTGCCCGCAAACCTTCTGGGATCGATCATTCCGCTGGCAGCTGCTTGGGCCGCTCAGCCCCCAGGAATGGCAGGTGCTGAAATCCGGCATCTCGCCTACCGGGCCGCGCCGGCGCTTCCGCATCATGGCCGGCCAGTTCCTGGTCAACCCGCTGCCGAGCGATGCCGGCGTGATCGCGCTCGAGTACTTCACGGCGAACTGGTGCCAGTCGAACGCCGCCGTCGGCCAGCGCTCCTGGTCGAAGGACACCGACACCTACCTGCTCGACGACGACAGCATGGTGCTCGGGATTATCTGGCGCTTCCGGCGCGCGAAAGGCCTGGACTACGAAGCCGAGAAGAAGGAATGGCAGGACTGCGTCGACCGCGTGCTCGCGCGCCAGGCTGGCACCAGGACGCTGTCCCTGAACACCACCAGCTCGGCAACCCATCTGCTCAACAACTCCAACGTGCCCGATACGGGCTACGGACAATAATGGCTCGTGCAACCGTCAAGAGTATCCCGGCACCGGTCGGCGGGCTGAACGCGCGCGACGGTATTGCCAGCATGCCGCCGACCGACGCGGTCGTGCTGGACAACTGGTTTCCGACGCCGGCTTCTGTGAACCTGCGCAACGGGTCGGTGAACTTCGCGAGGGGGCTCGGTGCCAACGTCGAGACCATCGCCACCTACAACAGCGCGTCCGGAAGCACGATGTTTGGCGCCGCCGGCGGGAGCATCTTCGACATCACGGTCGGCGGTCAAGTCGGCGCGGCCGTCGTCACCGGCATGACCTCGGCGCGCTGGCAGGACCTGAACTTCGGTTCGACGGCCGCCAACGGCCAGTTTCTCTACCTGTTCAACGGCATCGACTATCCGCAGCTGTACAACGGGACCACCTGGCAGGCCGTGACGGGCGCCAGCGCCGGGATCTCGATCACGGGCGTGGATCCGCGACTCCTGGTCCAGGCCGTAAGCTTCAAGCAGCGCATTTACATGGTCGAGAAGGACAGCTGCCGCTGCTGGTACCTCCCGGTCAACGCGCTGGGCGGTGCCGCACAGGCACTGGACTTCGGCGGCCTATTCAAGCTGGGCGGCTACCTGATGGCGGTATGCACCTGGTCGGTCGATAACACGGCCGGACTGCAGGAATTCTTCGTCGCTGTCTCGTCCGAAGGAGAGATCGCGGTCTACGAGGGCTATGACCCGACGAACGCAGCAAACTGGTCGATCGCCAGCCACTTCCGGGTGGGACGGCCAGTCGGCCGGCGCTGCTTCACGAAGGTCGGAAGCGACGTCGTGTTTCTGTCCGCCGACGGCGCCTATCCGCTGTCGAAAGCATTACTCACGGACCGCGCTCAGCAGAGCAATGCCCTGTCGCAGAAGATCCAGAACCTGATCAACAACGACATTCAGCTGTACGCCGCGAACTTCGGGTGGCAGGTGATCCTTTACCCAATCGGTAACAAGATCATCATCAACGTGCCGAACATGCCGGGCTTCAGCAGCTACCAGTACGTGATGAACACGATCACCGGTGCTTGGTGCCGCTTCACCGGCTGGAATGCCCTCTGCTGGACGTTGTACAAAGACAAACTGTTCTTCGGCGCCCCGAATGGTGTGGTCTATCAGGCTGATGTCGGCTTGAGCGACAACGGGGCCTCGATTATGGCTGATGGCCTGCAAGCGTTTAACTATTTTGGTGCCGAGAATCAGAAGCAGTTCACTGGCATCCGCCCCGTGCTCTACGCCAGCCGCGGCATCTCACCCGCCTGCCAGATCAACGTCGACTTCGACACCAGTTCGCCGACGGCGGTCACGTCGAACTCGATCTCGACGACGCTTTGGGGGTCGCCGTGGGGCAGCCCATGGAGCACAAACAATGCCACGGTGCGGAACTGGCAAGGCGCCGCCGGCATCGGCTACGCCGGAGCGCCGCACTTGGTCGTGTCGTCAAAGAACGCCGTGTGCCAATGGCAGGGCACTGATGTGATGTTCCAGCCGTGCGGACCAGCCCTATGACCGCGAACCAGATCTTCTACGGCGATTCCACCGAAGTGAAGGCCTGGATGTCGCACCGTTTCGGGCAAGTGCCGCCACAGGCCGCGCACTCCACCATTGCCCTGGCGCGCGCTGGCCAGATCCGGGGCGCGGTCTGGCTGGAAAACTACAACGGAGCGAGCGCGGTGATCCATGTGGCCGGAGACGGCCGGCGCTGGCTGACGCGGGAGTTCGCCGAGGCGGTCTTCCACTACACCTTCAACGTGCTGGGCTGCCGGAAGCTGATCGGAATCGTGCGAGAGGTGAACCTTGACGCGCAGCGCTTCGACGAGAACCTGGGCTTCCAGCGCGAATGCGTCATTGAGGACGCGGACCCCGAAGGGGGCCTGATCATCTACTCGCTCAAGCGCGAGGATTGCAAATTTTTGGAGAAGAAGAATGGGTAAGCCGAGCGCACCAGATCCAACCGCAACTGCAAATGCACAGGCCGCGTCGAACAAGGATACCGCAGTCGCAAACGCGAACCTGAACCGGGTCGACCAATACAGCCCTTTCGGATCGAGTACGTACCAGGTGACGGGCAAGAACCCAGACGGCACTCCGAAGTACACGCAGACGACGGAGATGAGCGCACCCATCAAAGGCATCTTCGACAGCCAGGTGGCGAACCAGCAGCATCAGCAGGACATCAGCACGACCCTGCTGAACAACGTCGCCTCCCAGTATTCGAAGCCGATCGACACCTCCGGCGTGAACCCGCTTAACACTGGCATGACCGCCGATCAGCTCGCCGAGCTCAACGGCAAATATGCGACGAGCGCAGGGCCTGCTGCTCAAGCACATACCGGCAACTACGTGACAACGGCTGGTAATGGCGGCGGAGATATACAGCGCAGTCTCGGCAGCATGAGCGACATTCCGGGGGTGATCAAGGGCGCGCAGGACGCGGCTTACGCCAACCAGATGGCATACCTGAAACCACAGTTCCAGAACGACAGCAGCGACCTCCAGTCGAAGCTGGCGGCCCAGGGCATCACCCAGGGTTCAGCCGCCTGGGACCGTGCGCAATCGGAGCTGTCGCGCAACCAAACCTTCCAGCAGCAACAGGCGCAGAACGCGGCGTTCCAACAGGGCCTGCAGGGCGGCCAGACTGCCTTCGGCATGAGCCTTGGTGCCGGTCAGTTCGCCAACCAGGCACAGCAGCAGGGTTACGATCAGGCGCATTCGAACGCCGAACTGGCCAACCATGCAGCTGACGTGACCACCCAAAACAGCCAGTTCAACGCGGGTCAGGCGAATGCGCAGGCTCAGTACAACGCCGGTCTGAACAACAGCGCCGTCAATTCGCAGTTCGGAAACACGACTACGAATGCAGGCGTGAACAATGCCGCGCACGGCCAGGGCATGACCGACACGTACGCGCAGTACAACCAGCCGCTGAACACGTACAACCAGCTCCAGACCGGCGCGCAGGCGCAGCAGCCGACGTTCGCTGGAGTTCCAGGTGCAAATGTGGCGCCCACGGACGTGGCGGGCATCGTCAACAACGGCTACGCCAACCAGGTGGGGGCCTACAACGGCACGATGCAGGGCCTGGGCCAGCTGGGCAGCACGGCAGCGATGCTGTACTTCTCCGACAAGCGGCTGAAGGAGAACATCGAGAAGGTCGGCGAGACGCCGTCCGGCACGAACCTCTACAGCTACAACTACAAGGGCGACACGAAACCGCAGGTCGGTGTGCTCGCGCAGGAACTGCGCAAGAAGCAGCCTGACGCGGTCGTGAAGACCCAGAGCGGCTATCTGGCCGTCGATTACGCGAAGGTGAAATGATGGCGATCGATACCTCGTATCTCGGCAAGAGCAACGCGGAGATCAACGAACAGCTGATGACCGCCCAGCAGCAGCTGGCGCTCGCTCAGGCTCTGCGCGGCCAGTCGCTGCAGCCGATCCAGGCGCCGGGTGGCCAGAACGGCCGCATCAGCCCTCTGTCGGTGCTAGCGCAGGCGCTGGGCGGCTACACGGCCAACCAGAAGATGCAAGGCGCGACGCATGACGTCGCCCAGGCGACGGCCGCGCAGGCGCAAATGCAGGGGCGCATGCTGGCGGCGGCGAATAGCGAGGAAGCGCCGCCGGTCGCCAATGGCACGCCCTCCCCTGTAACTGCGGTGGCGCCGGGCGTGCCTCCGCTGGCGGGTCAGCCCTCGGCAGCAGGCGCGCCCGCAGCGCCTGTCCAGCAGCCGCAGTCGGCGCCAACCTCGGATGGCTCGGCCGAAGCAGCGCAAGCACGCGCGCTGCGCCAGCGTGGCGGGGCACTCGAAGCGCTGGGTTTCACCGGAAAGGCGAAGGCCCTGTACGACCAAGCAGGCCAGATCGAGGCACGCATTCGCGATCGCGCTACCCCGGCACCGACGGACATCGAGAAGCAGCTGATCTCCCAGGGCATCCAGCGCGGTTCGCCGCAATGGAATCAGGCGTTGTCGGGCGCGGTGAACAAGGCGAATTACATCGCCCCAGTGTCGGTCGCCCAGGGTAATGTCGCGATCGACCCACAGACGAACCAGCCGATTCTCCAGAACCCGAAGATGGCCGACGGCATGGTGGCCAACTTTAGCAACCCGGTGTCTCCGAGCGCTTCCGCCATCCCTGGGTACGCGCAAGGAAACGCCGCTAACGTTGGCGCGGCCGAACGCGCGAAAGCCGACGCCGGGATCCGCGACGTCACCCTGCCGAACGGCGCCACGGTTCCAATGCGCGCCGGGCCCGCCGCAGCGGCCGGTGGTGCCCAAGCAGGTGTCGGCGGCACCTGGACCGGGGGGACGCTATCGCCGGAGATGCTGGCGAACCTGCAGGCTACCGCTGCGAAAGGAGATCCGGACGCGAAAGCTGCCCTCACTGCCTACCAGCAGGCGCAGCCGCGGCTCGGCGCAGACCCGACGGTGCAGGCGGCGCGCACCGGCCAGCAGACCGCCCTCGCCGAGAAGTGGAAGCCGCTGAACGAAGCGGTGTCGAACGCCCAGACCGTGAACTCGCGCCTGGACGCAATCCAGGACTTGGCTTCTCGGGCAAGCACCGGCCAGTTTGCAGACAAGCTGCAGTATGTGAACTCGCTGCTTTCGATGGCTGGCTCGGAAAAGGCCACCGACGCGAACACGGCGAAGGTGCTGCTGGACAAGAACGCTGCGCAGATCGTCGCCCAGCTCGGCCAGGGTGGGATGGCCACCGATGCCGCCAGGGCGATCATCAGCTCGGCGTATCCGAACTCCAAGATGCCGAAGGCGGCGATCGCGGAGGCAGCCGAGAACCTGAAGGCAGCAAACAGCATGCTGGTGGCCAAGGCGAGCGTCCTGCAACAGCACTACCTGAACAACGACCCGGCCGCCTACCAGAAGGCCGAGTCGCAGTTCAACGCTGTCGCCGACCCGCGTGTGTTCCAGTGGTACTCGATGCACGACCCGAAGCAGCAGATAGAGTTTGCAAAGCGAATGGTGGCTCAGGACCCGCACTTCCGTGAAAAGGTGAAGGCCCTGTCTGAAATGGGAGCAATCAAGTGACAAACCCCCTCGATCTTCTGGACTCGCAGCTGGCCGGGAAGGCGGCAGGCGCGAAGCCTGCTAGCCCGGTCGACAGGCTGAATGCCCAAGTGGCGGCGCCAGCGGCGCACCAGCCCGCGCCATCCGCGCTGGGCGAGTTCGGCCGCCAGATCGGCCTGACCGGGCGCGCCGCCGTCACAGGCGTCACCGGCCTTCCGGCCATGCTCGGCGACGCACTGAACTCGGCGATCAACTTGGGCGTCGACGGTGTCAACTCGGCCGCCGGCACCTCCATTCCGCATCTGGGCCTGCCCTCGCAGGAGGTCCAGCGCCTGGAGGACAAGGTGTTCCCGGTACCGCGCGATGGCAAGGAGCGGATCGTGCAGGACGTGGCCGCTGCGGGCTCCGGCCTCGGCCTCACGACGGCGGCGGGCAAGGTCATGAGCAAGGCAGTCGCCCCGGTCACGCGCGCGGTGGGCAACGTGCTGACGGCCGTCCCAGGCAACCAGCTGGCAGCGGCAACCACGGGCGCGGCCTCTGCAGGCGCAGCACGCGAGGCTGGGCTGGGCCCGGGCTGGCAGCTCGGCGCGGGCATCGCCGGCGGTATGGCTGGCTCGCTCGGCGCCGCGGGCATCGGCAGCGCTGCTTCGAGGGCACGCAACGCGGTCGCGCCGCGGCCGGGCAATCCGGAAATGGCGCCGGCCGCCGTCGAATCGGCGCTGGGCTCCTCTCCCCTTGCGCCTTCGGCTGCCGCCCAGCAGGAGCTGGAGAAAAGTACGGCCACCATCCTGGCAAACACCCCGGGTGCGGATCCAACTTCCGCCGCGCGCGCCGCCGATGCGAAGCGTCTGGGGATGTCGCTCACGCTGGGCCAGGTGACGCGCGACCCGGCGCTGTTCGCACAGGAGCAGAACTGGCGCGGCCTGCCGGCGGGTAGCCAGCTGCTCTCCAAGTTCAACACCCAGAACGCGCAGCTGGGCAAGGTATTGAGTGGGGCCGTCGGCGAAGGCCAGGAAGCCTACCAGGGCGGCAAGCAGATCGTCTCCTCGCTGGCCGATATCGATAACTCCATGAGCAAGCAGGTCTCGGCTGCGTACAAGGCCGCCGAGCAGGCGTCGGGAGCGAAACTGGATGTCCCACTCAAGGGCCTCGCTCAAGACTATGCGGCCGTGCTGCATGACTTCGGCGACAAGGTGCCGAGCGGCGTGCGCAACAACTTCGACGCCCTGGGGCTGATGAGCGGCACACAGCAGAAGGTCTTCGACGTCGACGCCGCCGAGAAGCTGCTCAAGGTGATCAACGCGAACCGCGGCGCCGACCCTGCGGCGAACGAGGCCCTACGCCGGCTATCCGAGTCGGTGAAGGGTGCGCTGCTGGGTGCCGACGACCAGGGCGGCGTGTTCGCGGCGCCGCGCCAGATGGCCGCGCAGAGGTTCGCCCTCCACGACAGCGTCCCGGCGCTGGCCGATGCGGCCGCCGGCTCGATCGCACCTGAAGACTTCGGCCGCAAGTACCTGGTCAACGGCGATGTCGACCACGTCAACGCGCTGGTGAACCTGCTGCAGGAGAAGAACCCAGCGGCCCTCGACGTCGCGCGCGGCCAGGTGGGAGACCACATTCGGACGGCGGCCTTCGGCGAGAACATGGCCGGCGATAAGGGTTTTTCGCCGGAGCGCTATGCAAAGGTGCTGCGCAACCTGGGCGGCACCGAGAAGCTGGGAGCGCTGTACGGGCCGGAGGTGACGGACGACCTCTACACGATCGGCCGCGTGGGCTCCTACATCCACTCGGAGCCCTCGTTCTCGCCGGTGAACCGCTCGAATACCGGCAGCGCGGTGCTGGATATGGCTTCGGATATCCCGATAGTGGGCAAGGCGATCACCTCGGCAGGTAAGAAGCACATGATCGCGCGTGCATTGGCCGGGGACCTGAGTAACACAGGACTGCTCGCGCCGCCCAGCGGTGTGGTCAACGCGTCGATCATCAACGCGCTTCGTTCGACGAAGCCGGTCCCGCAGGAAGGGAATTAGTTCAGGTCGCGCATGCGCCGCACGGTCTTCCGGTCGCGGTGCTCGTCGTACTTTTTGACGAGCCACACCAGCGCAGGGTAGCCGGCGATGCCGACGAGGACACAAAAACCCGCAATCTGAGAACTGTTCATGTAACACCCCTTGAAAGGCCGCCTAGTGCGGCCTTTCGCATTATAGGAGAAACAACATGCCATACAACGGGCAAGGGCTTTTTTTCCCGAAACACGTCTGGGTGAACGAGGCGGCCGCGCAAACGCCGATTCTGCCGGCGAACTTCGACGACCAGGCCAACGACATTGCGGCCGCCCTTTCGAATGTCATCACACGTGATGGCCAGGGCGGTCCGACAAGCGATATCCCATGGAACAACTTCGGGATCACGGGCCTTCGCGCCCCGCTCCTGGCGGGTGACGCTGCCAACAAAAAGTATGTCGACGATGTTGATGCCGCGACCCGGGTTTGGGTCGGCGGAACCACAACTGCGCTTCCAAACCAGGCCGGCAAGGCAGGCGGCGCGCTGATCACGGATGGCGCGGTTTCTGACTGGAAGCCGATCTCCCCCTATTCGAACCCAACCACCCTCGCGCAGGTCTGCGCGCTCAACCTCGCTCTCTCGTAAGGAAATAACATGGCAGATACTCCAGCATTTGCAAAGACCCCCCATCTCGAATCGGGCGTCGCTACGGCTGCCGTCACTGCGCTGAACAGTGATATTCCGGGCAACACCGTCCTGATCTGCACTGCAACGGCTGACAAGCCGATGAACATCGTTCGCCTCACTGCGGTCCCGCGCGCCGCGATCACGGCAGCTACTCCGGCATATCTCTTCACAAGCAAGAATGCCGCCGGCACCGTGCAGCGTCTGAAGGATTGCACCACGATTGCGCAGCAGACCCCAAGTGCCACCGTGGGCCCGGTCAAGGCAATCTTCGGTGACTACTCCGAAAACACCCCGCTCCGGCTGGGTGCTGGCGAAAGCCTGTGGGGCGGCCTTGGCTCCGCGCAGGCAGGCGTGGTGTTCCAGGCTGAAGTAGCGGACTTCTGATCATGGGTGCATACGGACCACAAGGAATTCCGCACGGCCCGGCTGGCGGGCCCGGCTGGCCGCGAAAGCAATCCGGCGTGAGTATGAGCGCCGACATCACTGGCTTCCCGACAGCGTATCTGACCGTGCGCGCGGACCAATTAATCCGAGTACCCGACTGGGCCACTTATGCGCGTCTGAGCGCGACGGGCACCGGTGGCGCAGGCGTTTTTACGGCCGTTGCTGGCGTAACTCCCCCGGGCGGTGCGGGCGCCGGCTTTGCTGGCACCAACATCCTCAAGGTGTCTCCTGGCGCTGCAATCAATGTCAGGTTCGATGGGACTGCGACTGTGGTTGAAGGGCTTGGCTATCGACTTTTAGGGGGGAATGGCGGAAATGCTATCCCTGGTGGAGCTGCCGGAGTTGGGGGGATAGGAAGCGGCGGAGATATCAATTTCAATGGTGGCAACGGCGGTGGCGCCACCGGCACCGGTGGCGGTGGTGGAGGTGGTGCAGCCGGCCCTGGTGGCAATGGGGCAAATGGCACCAGTGGTTCCGGAACCACACCAGGTAACGGTGGAGCCGGAGCGCCCGGGGCAGGCAATAAGTCAGGTGCTTCGGGAGGCGGAGCTGGTGCCGTTGCCAGTTCGACCTCAACCGCTACACCAGGTGCCGTCGGATCCCCTCCCGCGTCCTCGCTCGGATCAGGAGTCATTACTGTCGGGCAGCCCGGCAACGCGCGTGGCGGCGGTGATGGCGGCGCTGGTAGCGGCGGACAAAACATCTCCGGAGGCACCAGTGCGCCAGGCAGCTCAATCAGCGCTGGTTTCGCTGTTATTGAATTTTGGTGAAAGGAAAAATAATGATCGACTACGCCAACTGCGTGAAGGTCAAGGACGGAGTCATTACGCGCGAGCCGGTACCGGGCTTCCTGACCGCCTCGCAAACGCCTCTGGACCAGATCGCCGACCTGACATGGCTTGGCCTGCCCGATTACGTCGGCTACGGCTGGTGGCCCATCGAGTTTCACTGGCCTGAGCTTGACAAGTACCAGAGCTACAACGACGACGAGGTACTGACCATTGATGCGCCGCGCACGCTCGTCATCTCGACCAGATCGAAACGTGACTGGACCGCCGAGGAAATCCTCGACTACAAGCGCAGCCTGACGCGCCACATCACGCTGGCCGCCCTGCGCTTCCGCCTCACAGACGCCGAGCGTCTGGCCTTCGAGCTGGCGATGCTGGACAACCCTGCAGGCACGCCGGAAGAGCGCAGCGGTGCCGCTGCCATGCGCGTGCTGGACAAGGACCTGTTCTGCAACGGCTTCGCGGACCTGAACGACCCGGCGCTCCAGACGCGCATCCAGCAGCTCGAAACGCTGGGGATCGTCGCTGCCGGCCGCGCCGAAGAGATCATCTGGGGCGGAATCGAGCCCTACGAGGTGCTGTAACCGCCCCTTCGCTCACTACTACAACAAGGCCACCCGCAGAGGTGGCCTTTCTCTTTTATATGGAACGAAATCAAATGAGTGAACCAATTTCCGGCACCGCCGCCGGCGTAGCAGGCTGGAAGATCATCGGCGGCCTGGCCGGTATGGGCGCGATCGGCGCCGGCCTGGCCGCCTTCGTCGTCATGGCACTGACGAAGCCCAAGACCGATCAGGAATGGCGCGTGGCCCTGATTTGCACCTTGGTCAGCTCGATCGGCGGCGGCTCGGCGCTCGTGCGCTGGCTGGGCTTCCAGCACTGGGTCGAGGATCCGTTCGGCATGGTCGCCATGCTGGCCTTCGCTTTCGCTTGCGGCCTGCCCGGCTGGGCTCTGGTGCGCGCGCTGTTCAAGTACCTGGACAAGAAGAAGGATGCCGGTATCGATGAGATCGCCACGGACGTGAAGGGGATGCTGTGATGCCGCCCAGCGCTTTCATTGGAATGCTGGCCCAGTCCGCACAGGACTGCCAGCGCAAGACCGGGATCCCGGCATCGATCACCCTGGCCCAGGCCGCGCTCGAATCGTCGTGGGGCTCGCGCGCCCTCGGCAACAACCTGTTCGGCATCAAGGCTGACAAGAGCTGGACCGGCCCTACCGTCGGCTTCGCCACCACCGAGCACCTAGCCGACCAGAACGTCCACCTGACGGCCAAGTTCCGCGCCTACGCCAGTTACGCTGAATCCATGGTCGACCACGGCCGGTTCCTGCTGGCGAACCCGCGTTACGCCGCCTGCTTCAAGGAGACGACCGGCATGGGCTGGGCCGCCGCTTTGCAGAAGGCCGGCTATGCGACCGATCCCGACTATGCGAAGAAGCTGCAGGACACAATCCGTGCGCGGAATCTGCAGTTTTACGACCAGCTGACCCCGGGGGCGAAATGAATGCCCTCGACCGCCTGCTGATCGGCTGCATCCTTGTCGCCGGGCTGGTGTTCGGCGGCTGGTTCGGCATCCAACACTACGGCACCGCGCGGTACGACGCCGGCCATGCGGCGGCCATCGCCGAGCGCGCCCTGGCGGATGCTAAGGCGCTGCAGGCGCGCACCACAACGAACGCGACCGAGGCAGTGCGCCAGGTCGTGAGCAACGCAACCATCACGGAGAAAAAGCATGAAGAGCTTCAGCCTGTTCGCGAGCGCATTGTTACTCAGCGCGTGTACGTCGGCGCCGGCGTATGTGGTAACGGACCTCCCGCCCCCGCCCAAGCCGAAGGCGCCGCCAGCAGCGACAGCGCCAATCCACCCGGCCGGCTGGTTCGACCAGACGTTGAGCGAGATCTTGTCGCGCTGAAACTGCTGGTTGAGGAAGATCTAGCAACTGGTCGAGCATGCCAACGCTTCCTGCATGAAAACGATATGGTGCCGTGATGGATCTGAACCTCGTCACGCGGCGCGGTCCGGTGCTGGTCGCACAGGTGGTTGACGGCCGGCTGGTGCTACCGCCGGCGCCCGCCGCGCACCCGGCAACACCAGCACCCGCGCCGCCACCTCCGCCGGCACCCCGCTGACTGCCAGCATGCACGAAGCTTCCAGCCAGCTGATGACCGGCAGCAGGAGCAAGGCCAGGTCAACCCGGCTGGCGGTGATGAGGTCGATTCGTGGTTTCATCCCGCCATCGTGCCGCACCGTTTCGGTAGCCGACTGAGGTTTATCAGTTGTCAGTTTGATCCTTGGTATACTGTACACACATACAGTATTTTTGGAGAGAAACATGACCACTGCCCCGCCACTCGAAGCCCTGCACCCGTCCCTCTGGCGAGCTTCCCAGCTGGCGCGCAGTCGCACACGGCGCATCGATACCGGGCACCCGACCCTGTCGAACCAGCTCCCGGGCGGCGGCTGGCCGGTGGGCACGCTGGTCGACCTGCTGGTGCAGCAGCCGGGCGTGGGCGAGATGCGGCTCCTTGCGCCGGCGCTGAAGGCCGTGGCCGACCGCAGCGTGGTGCTCCTGACGCCTCCGCACGTGCCCCAGGCGCTGTCGCTGGCCGCGCTGGGCATCCCTCCTGCCTCGGCCATCTGGTTGCGCGCCGAGCGCTCCGCTGACGCCTTGTGGGCCGCCGAGCAGGTGCTGCGCAGCGGCAGTTGCGGCGCCCTGCTGTTCTGGCCCGGGCAAACGTCGAAGACCAGCGCGCGCCAGCAACCCATCCGCGCCGACAGCCTACGCCGCCTGCACCTGGCCGCCCAGCAGGGCGAGACGCTGTTCTTCATCATGCGGCCGCTCGCCTCCGAAACCGACGCTTCGCCGGCGCCACTGCGCTTGAGCGTGCGGCCGGCGTCAGGCGGGATCGATATCGGGTTTGTGAAGCGGCAAGGGCCGCAGCGCGACGAGCCTCTGTTCCTGCCGATGGACGTGGCGCCTGCGGTGCGCGTTCGACCGCTGCGCCATGTGGCGCCGACGACTCCAGTTGTTGTGCCTACGCCTGCTGGTGCAATCGGTATAAATGCTTGAGGAATCGGGTTACGCGGCGACGTGCGCGCCGCGAATTACACCGGCCAATTACACAGGCAATAAAAAAGGCCAGTAGCATATCGCCCTGGCCTTCTCTAAGTCACTGATTTCTCAGCTTTATTCTGGTGGGAAGTGCAAGTTTCGAACTTGCGACCCCTGCAGTGTGAATGCAGTGCTCTACCCCTGAGCTAACCTCCCTGTTTTACTGCCTTTTGCTGCTTATTGCTGC